AACATAAACAATACAACATACATAAATGAGACACAAATACACACGAGAAAACAAACTATATATCATCTAACAATTACCCTGATTACCAGCCTCGCCCGGGTCTGCGGTGTGCAACGCCAAGTACAGGTTTGTCAGGGGTGTGGATGCTGCATTATCAGCAATGGTGGTAATGGCGGTGCCATTAAAAATGAGGCCGAGCAAGTCGGTCTCAAAGGCATTGGATTTAGACATGATTTTCTCCTAAAAAGAGCGGTTAACCCGCACGAGTTGGGTTGCCCCGAGGACTGGGGGTTACACCGACAGCAGATTGTAGCTCTACGCCAAGCGCAGTGCCAAATGCCGCATAGTGTGCTTGTGATCGCGCCCCATTACCAGCTTGCTCAGCGTCCTTGGCAAACGCCTTGTACAAGACGTAGTCGACCAGCGCATTTGCAAAGATGTCGGGAAGGGCGATGTTACCTGTGACAGCAGTGAATGTGGTGCCACCTGCTGGGATAGTCACTGCTGTGGGATACGCGGCATAGACTATGTTGACCTGCGCCGTAGATATGGCCGGAGGATACACGTAGAACGTGGTTCGATCCGCAGGGTCAATCATGTAGTGTTTGATGTTCACTGAGCCAGTTTCAGCTTGCCAGTTGGGAATCTGGTTGTCGAGCAAGTTGCGGTTGATCAAGCGCACAACACCCTTAGAGCTTATAGACGCTACGTTGCGCGTAATGTCCAACAAACGCGCTGCGGCTACAGGCAGCGTTTGCTTAGCCCCGGCGACGCATGTGAATGTAGCGTTGACAGTGTTCGAGTCCGGGCGCAGCATCACAGTCTCAAGCTGGCCAGCGTTCAGGTAACGAACAAGCTCAGCGGTGCTCCAACGCACAGCACCCAAGTCTTGGAGTGTCTCGGCTGCGCTTTGGATGATGGTCTGTGCGGGTGTAGTCATGGCTTACCTTAAGCGATGGGGCGCTGTTTTACGCGCATAGACCCGCGCACTCGGCCATAGTTGCCCTCAATGCGAGCGTTGTGCGTGGCGCGTGCGGCGGAGGCACGCATCAGCATTGCTTTATTCGGGTCCGAGAACGGCTGGTCTGGAATGGCCAGAATACGAGCCATGGCTCCATCTACGATGGGGTCAGTCCAGTAGTCAACCAGATCGTTTTCGACCTGCGTTGCAGATTTAGTGGGGCGTAGCGCCACGCGTACGCGCACTGGGTACACCGCGTCTGGAACGGGGTAGAACTTACACGACAGTTCAGAGTCATTGCGTGTCGTGAAGAACGCTGTGGGAATGGCGTCAGCATCAGGTGGGTACCCGCGAGACTCGGCCAGTTCAGCATAAATTTCTTGGTCGCCGACTTTGACGAGAAGGATTCTGGCCAGCTGTTGCTGCGACGGCAGGTCGAGCTCATACGAGGCTCGGCCCACCACGGTGTTAAACACGTCAAGGTCGTGTCTGATCACCTGAGACGCTTCGCAGAAAGCGATAGCGGAGTCCAGCAGCGCCTGTTGAGCCAACGGCTCAGAGCATCCCGGCACGTAGGGGATGAGGCGTGAAAAGAATTCGCTGATCGCTTTCATGGACGTCCTTACTCGACATCAAGCTGGATGTCAGCCGATTCTACAGCAGCAGGGGCTTCTTGGGTAGGCGCTTCTTCGACCACCGGCTCTGCTGCCTTCTTGGCACGTTTGGGCTTGGCTTCCTCAGCAGCGGCGTTGGAGTGCGCGTTAGCCAGCGTCTGGCCTTCGTCTGTGTACACCCAGTCATTGCCGTTCATGCGAGCAAGAATCACGATTTTGCCGTCCACTACAGCGCGGGCTTTGTTGGACAAAATTTCACCGCCAAGGCGGGTCAGAAGGTCGTGGATGTTCATTAAATGCTCCGTAAAGTAAAAAGGGGCTCCGAAGAGCCCCTTTATTGTGCCACCGATTAGGCGCTGAGAACAGCGCCCCAGTTTTCACTGCCCAAGCTGATATAAGCCCCGGACATGTTAGCGGCCAAAGCCTTGGCTGCGTTGGCAGAACCGTTGTTGATCTTGCCACCAGTGGCAGGATACACGTTAAGCGATGCGGCAGAACTATTAACGATGTAGACCACATCGCCGACAGGACGCTCAGTAGGCAACAAAACGCCATCGGCAGCAGTGCCGGTCGTGACAAAATTAACAGCACCAGTCAGTGCAGTAGCACCGGCCTGAGTCTGAGTTGTACCAGCGGTAGCCGTAGCGTACCCGCCAATGCTGCGAGAAAATTGAGTAGACATAAAAATCTCCAAAGAATGAGGGAATAGAAAGGGCCCCCGAAGGGGCCCAGTTCATCAGCTGGCGGAACCGACTTGGGCCACGACCAGAGCTTCTGGCTTGACAGTCTTGCGACCGTACACAGCCAAACCACGGACGATGTCGCCGAAGTCAGTCTGGTTGCGCAGAGGCTCAGTCTTGTTCACGGTCATGGCGAAAGACATTGCTGCCTTAGTACCAGCGACCATCAAACGACGGGCCTTGGCGTTGGACACAGCACCACCAGTGGCGGGGTCTGTCAAACCAGCAACCAGTGCCTTGCCAGCAGCGCCGCGAGGCAGCAAGTTGGACACGTACACAGTGAAGCGGTCCAGCATACCGATCTTGCCGCTACGGATGGTCGACTGAGCGTCGCCAGTGAAGTAGGCTTGAGCGATGTTGGATTGCATCAGCAGATGACGGTCGAAGGGGCTGATCACCAACCAGCGACCATCTTCAGGCACGTTCTGCTCGTCCAGCACTGTGGACATGCGCAGGATACCCTTCAAGACGTTCTCAGGAGTGGCTTGGTCGATTGGAGTTACGTCTGTGCCCAAGTTGTAGGCAGCAGAGATAGCACCAGCAGTAGCGCCTTCGTTGGCGGCAACAGGGCCTTCGGTCACGATGTTGTTGAAGAACACTTCGTTTTCGATGCTGATCTTCAACTGCTTGGCAGCGTCTTCAGTGAACATGTTCATCAAGTTCATGTCGGACTGATAAGACAGCACGTCGTTGACTTGCACGCCGAAGTACTTGCCCTTGTTCACTTGCATATCTTGGAAGATAGGAGTGGGGACTTCGTACGACAGGTTCTGGCCAACAGTGTAGTCAGAGATGCTGATGGAAGGAGCCAGACGGATACGGATGGTATCGCCTTGGTTCTTCAGTTCACCTTCATAGTCAGTGTTGGCGATTTCCGACAACATTGTGTTCTGGTAGAACTTGGCCAGCAATTTGCCGGACCACAGGGTGGGGATAAAGGCACCGGAGTACGAGGGGTTCGTGTTGAACGGCGATTGGACGGGATAAACTGCAGCCATGATGGCCTCCTAAAAATAAACAGGTTGGGTTCAACGCTGTGTCACGGGTCACGCGGTTACGCGACCTTCCATGAACGCAGCATCAATTTCAGCTTCAAGTTTCTTTGCCGCGTCGGTTTGCCCTTTGGTCCCCAAGTCTGCTGCCTTACGGAACATTTTTTCAATGTCCGCGTTGGTGTAGACCTTACCTTTTTGAGAGGTAGGTGGGGCGCTCGTGGCACCACGATTTGGCTGAAGTTGACGCTCAAGCTCTTCGGTCTTGTCGGCTTTTTGCTCTGCGGGTGCGACGGTCTGTTTGAACATCGCCACGTAGTGTGCAACACCTTCAGCATCGCCTCGGTTGAACGCTTGTTGTGCAACAGAAGATCGGGGGGCTCGGAGCAGCGGGTCCACTTCGTTAAGCCAAGCGATCCACTTGGGATCAGCATTGACTGCTTCAAAGTCCGGCACCATACGGTACAGGCGCTGCTCAAAACTTGCTTCAGACACTTGGGTGCCGGTGCTGGTCAGCTGCTCGCGCAACTTCTCATTCTCGGCTCTCATGGCGTCCAGCTCGCCTCGAAACTCTGATGCCACTTCGCGGGCAACTTTGCGTTGGACTTCAATCAAGTCCTGACCAAATGCTTCAACATCAGCATCAGTCACCAACTTCGTAGCAGCTGCGGGCTTAGCAGGCTCAACTGGCTTGGTCTCAGAGGCTTTGCGGAGGCTATCCACTTGGCCCTTGAGCTCGCGCAAGTCTGCGTGCAAGCGAGGCACTTCAGCGTCGTACATGCCCTTGAGGGTTTTGTACTTCTGCTGCCATGTCTCTTCCGCGACTACTGGCTCGGTCGGTGTCGGCGTTGGCTCGACAGGTTTTGGCTCAGCTTGCTGAGTCTGTTGGTCTTGGGGAGGCTCTGCTGGCTGTGGATCAGGGTCTGCGGGTGCAGGATTCTGGCCCTCTGCGAGCTGCTTTTCCAGTGCTTCCAGTTCTCGTAACTGCGCTTCTACTTGTCTTGGCAATGCCATTCAATTCTCCTTGGGCTCCAACTCCGTTTCAGGCTCCTACTGCGGTCTGCCGTTCGCGTAATGGTTTGCTCGGATTTACAAAATTCGGATCATTTGATCCGGTCGAAGACCTCGGACGATTTTTCAACCGCTTCGAGGAAATCTGATAAGGCCTGAGCCTGACCTTGGAGGCGGTACAGTCGGTGCGGTTCTTCTGCCTGCATCAAGGAGACCTTGGTCTCCTCCAGCTTGGTGCGGAACAGCGCCAGTAGCGCCTCGTTTTCTTGCAGCTTGCAGCGGATTAACGCTTGCATGTGCTGACGATCAGGCTTTTGGCCTACAAAAATCTTCATGTGTGGATTCTATACAACAAATTCAAAAAAAGTCAAACTCCGTTGGGGCGTGCTGAAATCATATTTCCCTCACGACCACCGACTTGGCTGCCGTCAGGCAGCATATTCTTTGGCGCTGGCCCCTGCGTAGCGCCCGGAGCGCCACCTTGGAGTTCGCCAGCGATCATGGCCAACTGCTCTTGGAGCTGAGCGTTTTGCTGCTGCAGATTCTGCATGGCTGTCAGTGTCGGACGGTCTGGGACAATCCGGTTGACGTTGCCGCTCAGGTTGCGAGCCTGCTCGCGCAGGAGCTCTGCCGCGCCGTCCATGCCCACGATCTGCTGGGCCACCGGGCTGTTGAGCACGATCTGCAGGAACTCGTTGCGGCGGACTGCCTCAGCTTCCTTGACCACCAAGCTGGTAGCGCCCTTGGCCACGGCCTTGACGTCGCCAATCAGGTCTGGGTCTTTGCTGTAGCGCAGGTTGTCTTGGTACAGGCGCTCAATAGACGGCACGATGACAGCGCGGTCGATGTTGCTGATCACTTGCTTGATGCCCTTGCCAGCGTTGCTGATCAGCATGGACAAGCCAGATGACGTACGGCCAGCGCCGGGGGAGCTCTCGCCAGTCATGTAGCGCGGGATCATGGTGTCTTCGTCAGCGCGGGCGCTGAACTTCTCGAACACGGACATGAGCTCGTTGGCGTTGCTGTTTGGCTGGAAGAACTGCAGCGGCTGGGAGCCGTCGTTGAACTCAGAGCTTTGGAACTGCCAGATTTTCCAAGGGTACATCTCGGTGATGTCCTCGCCCGGGGGCAGGCGCGACACGTTCACAGCCACCTGCGGACCAGAGCTGATGCCCATGTTGTTGGCCAAGCTGCGGGCGGCTGCGTTCACCATGTTCTGGGAGTCGCGGCACAAGTCGGCCACGCCCTTACCGGCCACAGCGCCGGGGACTTTCTCGTAAGACGTCACGTAGTACGGCTTGCGGCCCAGCGGGTCGTAGTTCAGCACAGCACGGATCACCGTGGAGCCCACCAACCACACCTCGCAGGGGTAGTTCAGGTCTGGGTCAGGAATCTCCTTGGCAGACAGGCCCCAAGTCAGCAAGTCCTTACCCTGCACGCTGTCCCACATTTGGAGCGCGTCGATCAGGTCGGTCGTGAAGATGGTCTGGGTGGTGTCCTTGCCCTCGGCTGTCGCCTGAGCGCTGTCGGTCCACAGCCACTCGTTGAGGTTGCCAGACTCGAAGGAGTTGAGCACCGAGCGGATGGCGTCGTCGTTGTACCCGGGCACGCCGATCAAGGCCTGCAGGTCTTCACGAGTCATGCGGTGGCGCTCGACAATGAAACCGTCTTGGATGTCCGAGGACCATGGAGCCCAGTACAGCATGAACGGATCAACCCGCTCCCACTCGTTGCGAATCTCTTCGGACGGTGCCAGCTCACCGTTTTGCCACATCATGGTCTTGCGCTTGCGCTTGACTGGGCCCTTGAGCACGGCGTAGGGGAATGTCACCACGTCGTCGAGGAACGCGTTTAGCGCGTCGGTCCAGCCGCCTTCGATGAGCTGGTCTTCCATCTTGAGTTCCATGCGGTCAACACGGTCGTTGGCCTCTTCGCGCAGCTTGCGCATCGCTGCGTCTTTCATCTGGCTGGCGGCTTCGCGCAACTGTGTGGGGTCTGGCATGGCCAAGCCCTGCTCCATCATGACCTGCAACTGCTGCTGCATGCTGGCCATCAGCTCTTGAACGAGCTCTGGAGGGAGTGTCGGCTCGGGTGTAGCCTCAAGGCTCCACGGCTTGTCTGTGCCTGTGCCCAGCAAGGTATCACGCAGCCAGCTCGTGGCGGCGCGGCACTTGACCGATGTCAACTGGATGTAAATCTCCGAGCCGCCTTGGCGCTTGATGTCGGCCAGCTTGTCCGGGTCGTACTCGCCGTTGCGCTGGCGCAGACACTGCAGCATGCGCTCCTCGATGGTCCGTTTGGCTTCACGGGCAGACTCCCAGCGCTTGCGTGCGTGAGCGGCCAACCCTTGGATCACAGGCTGAGCCTGCATGTCCGTGTTGCGTTTTTGCGACTCACGCTCCAGATCGGAGCTACGAGCGACGGGGATGAGTGCGATGCCTGTGGCCATAATTTAGTTCCAAGGAGTACCGGGAGCGGATGCGTTTGGTCCAGCAATCAGCAAGATTACAAACATTGTCGAGCATGAATTGTTGTTCGCACTTCCGACGGCAGTCGCCTCAATATCAGTCTTTTCTGGTATCGCAATTGGGAACTCAAACGCGTAATCAGCTGTGCCGTTGTTAAGTGTAACTATTGAGGTGGTGCGACGTATGCCGTCGGCGGTAGACGATAACAAACGACCTTGAACTGACGTAGACCCGCTGGCCTGACCCACAGTAAACATACCCTGCATCAAGTACGCAGTGTATCCTGCGGGGACTGTGTAGTGCCCAGTCACTGTGTCGTTGTAGTTGAACTTGATGAGGTTATACACCGTCGCTGGAACACCGGCTGTTATGGTGCCCGTGCCGATGTATATGTCCCCCGCTGCGCTTTGGCCTGAACCTGCGGTTGCGACCGTGGCATAGTTGATACGCAGGTAGTTCTTAGTAGTCATCACGGCTGTCTGGCCGCTCAGAGTCACTACTTCAGAAATTTCGTTGTAGTCCGCGTCCAAGCCTTGGATCAAAACTGTGCGTGCCCCAGTGCCAGCGCTTGTATCAGCAGCGTTGGATGAGCTGACCTTCATAGCGATAGCAGTTGCTGGATGCGAAACCAAACCAGTGTACGGCCAGACTGTGACTTCAGTCTGGTCAACGTCGCCGTTGTAGCCAAATACAACCACGCTCCGGTGGCCGGGAATCTGCCCCCGAGCAACCTGCAGGGCAAAGTCCTCGTGTCGTCGCTCAGATGTAATTGACGGGTAGAAAAAAGACATGGCTGTCTCCAAGAGTTATCCGATTGTACGCTGAGCTGTCAAGGGGTCAAGTGTAGGAGTAAGAGGACTTCTTCACCTCACGCCTGCCGGTGTTGAGCGTGCCGCCTCGGATGTTCATGTCGATCACAGAGTCGGCGTACTGGTTGGCGTCGTGGACGTGGGAGAAGCTGTTCTTGTCTGGCTTGTCCTCCATCTCACCGGACTTCTTGATTTTGTACCGGTACCCATACCGGAACCCCTTGACCAGCATGGTGCATCCCGGGTCAATCAGGTACAGCGCTTTACCTTCCAACTGTTGCACAAGCAAGCGTTCGACAGCCTGAATCCGCTTCTCCGGGTCGTTGGTCGGTGGCCGCTGGCACTTGAACCCGGCCTGCTTGACGATATCCACCAGCGACACTTCGCCCATCTGCTGCTTGGCATACCCTGCTGGGTCCGGAGCCACGACGAACGAGCACCCTTGGAGGTTGTTCGCAATGAACGGGTTCAGCTTCGTCCGCAGGAACGTCTCGATGCCCATGTTCTCCGAGGTCAGCTCAGCCAACGTCACGACGCGCCCGCGTGGATCGCGCTGCTTGAACACTGCTGCTGGCGTGCGCCCGAAGTCCAGACCGATGATGACCGGGTACTCCTCGCTGCGGATCGGCTTGATCTTCTCTTTGGCCACGTGGAACTCGTGCGTGAACGTCTTCTCGTACACCGGCGTGCCTGACAGGCTGCGGCCATACTCCGAGCGCAAGTACACACGCAGCCAGTCCTCGGTCTTGCCCGGGATGATGTTCGGGTAGTACTGCTTTGGCAGGTGGTTGTAGTTGTCGCACTCTGGGTTGACAGTCCACTCGTTGTCGTCTTTGTCCAGCAGCACCTCATCCGGCTCTTCACCGAACCGCTCAAGGTACACATCCGGCTTGATGATCGCAGCGGGCTGCTTGTAGATGGCCCAGTTGCTCGGCGGGTTCTCCATTTTGTCGTGCCACCATGTGTCCTCGTCGGGCATGTTAGTGTCAAACAGCGCACACGACCGGGTGGGCCCACCGTCCTTGGCCGACGGATATCGGTTCAGACGTGACAGCAGGCCGTCGACAACCTCACTGTTGAGTTCTCGGCTTTCGTTGCCCCACAGGAACGTGGTCTCCAGCGACAGCGCCTTACGCACGTCGTCCGGGGTATCCAGCGGGATGAAAATCCATTCGGACTCGACCTGAGTCCCATCTGGCAGTTTGGCCATCAGGATGAACGTCTTCTCCACGGCCTTCCAGATACCAGCCTCACCGGGCGGCAGCCAGTCGAACACCGTCTTTCGAGTCGTCAGGGCCAACTGGTCCGCTGTGTTACGCACAATGATCGCCCGAGTGCGTCGGATACCCTTGGCGTTCGGCGCTTGGCCACAAGCCAGTCGAACCAGCTCATGTACGCAAGTGACTGACTTACCGCCACCAACTGGCCCTGCCAGCGTACGCACGTAGGATTCGTCCAGCATGAAGTTCCGCTGGGTCTCGGTCGGTTTGTAGTTGCTCATTTTTTCAGCGTCGCCGCGTTGGTTTTGGCGTTGTACTTGTAGTCGCTGGGCTTGTTCTTACCGCCCGAGTACTTCGACTCGCGGTCCTTGGCCCGGCCATCGTTACCCAAGTCTTGGCGCTTCTTACCTTCAGCGGTCAGGCTGCCATCAGGCTTGATGTGCCCACGTTTAACCAGCAGCCCATGGGCGATGCCACTGGCGTTATCTTCTCCGCGTGCGGCGATCTGGCGTGTCAGTCTCGTCTCGAGCTTTGATTTAGGCATTCTTGATCTCCTTGACCTCAGCGTCCAGTGTAACGGGTGTGATGGTCTGCTGGTTGCTCAAGCTGATACTCTGGCCACCGCCCAAGTCGATGCTGATGCTAAACCCGGGCCCAGTGTCCTTGAGCTTTTCCTCCTTGGGCTCCAGCCCTGCGGCCTTGATGAGCGTCTTGAGGACTTCATGCTTCTGGCTCAGGCTGGCATCGCCGGACGCCGCAGTGACGTACACCTGATCGAGCAACTCCCCGGCCATCCATGCAGCCTTGGCCTTGAACGTGACGCCGTTTTTCTCGTACTCGGACCGTTTCATCTGAACTTGCAGTTGAAACCACGGCTGCGCGGCCAATTCCATGTACTCCTCGACGGACATGCCGTGACGGCTGGCCACGATCAACTCATCCTCCATGCCCAAGGCAATGGAAGCAACCATCTCCTCACTGATTTGGGGGAATGACACCGTTTTTGGCTTGTATTCCAGCGGCAGATCGTCCATGGGGGTGTCTTCAAGAGGCATTTGTGGCCTCCAGCGCCTGTTTTTTGGCTTTCTCGAGGGCTTGGTAGTACTTTTCCATGGCGATTCTGGCCATTTCAGCCGAAGAAACGCCCTTTTGGGTGGCCAAAACACGGTATTTTTCGATCAATTCTTCAGGCAAATACAGGTTCCAACGCTTCATTTTGAGCTCCAAATGTATGTATACACACGTATTGTACATACGTTTTTCAATTTTTTGGGGCTTTTTTGCAAGGGGGCGGGGTGCTTTTAGAGGTGTATGTATACATACATGTCGTAGGTTTGACGTGCTATATGACTGCGTCGTAAGCAGAGGGCGGGGCGGGTGGGGGCTTGGGGGGCCTGTGGGGGGTGGGGTAGCGGGCCGACCAGTAGTGGAAGGGTTGACTACATGGTAGCGGCCTGACCAGTAGTAGAACGGTAATCGTGCCGTTCAGCCGGATGATGTTTCATCATGCCTAGTGACTGGACTTAGGGACAGTTGCGTGCGGATACTTACGAGTTGATGCAAGGGTCACATGGTGGGGCGGACGGTGAATCGGTCTTTAAAAATTTATATTGGAATCTCCCTTGGTGGCGCTTGGGATGGGTGCGAAATAGTCGAAGACACCCTGACTGCATTGATTTGATGCGAGTCAAGCTCTACCGAATGAGTGAGCCGTATGGCGGAAGTAGTCACGTGGAAGTAAGTTGGCAACAGAAGTGTTGTACCGAAAAGCGTGTGTTGACCTTGCCCAACCAGAAAAGCGTGTTCGGATAACTTGAATCACCATGAATCTTACGCACATCGGTATGGCGGTGCAAACCCGTATGCTGAATGCAAGGCCCACTGGAAAGACAGTGGCAAGTAGCGCCGACTTTAACGGGCGATGAGGCACTATCAACAAGAAACCGGAGCCAAGAACAGAAATCCGGTGCAACCCACTCAAGTGGGCTTCATTGTGTGGTCAACCGACTACACATCCAAGCCTATTCAACACAAGGAATCATCATGGAACTCGCACAATTCACACCCGCAATGATCAACGTCTACGGCAAAACCAAGACTGAGCGTCAACTCTCTGTCGTGCAAGACGCTAGCCCATACACCAAGATGGCGTTAGCCAATGCCAAGGGCAAGATGGGCCAAGCCGCCCGCAATGGTATCGCCAACGGTGGTATCCAAGCCATTGCCAAGCAAGCCGCATTCCCATCATGCAACTACAAACCTGCTGGCGAGTACTTTGCCGCCCAACTGGGTGAGCCAATGGTTATCTCCAACCGTGCGGCCTTCGAGTCACTGCCTGACCAATTCGAGGCACGCATCATGAAAGCCAAGCTGTCCAAAAATGGCGGCTATGTCACCGACAAAAAGACAGGCGCACTCAAGGCTGGCGCAACACTGGCCAAATTGATGGAACTCAAGGCTGTTGCCATCGAGATGATCGCATCGGCTGAGGACTTCACCGCCGAAGCCAAGGCCGCACGCAGTGCCATCACTGCCTAACGTGTGTATACACACGTCTAATTATCCAATTATCCAAGGGGTGTTTTACCTTGGATAATTAGGTTTCTCTTTAAAATCAAGGGGTTAGACGTGCAATTAGACAATTATCCAATTATCCAAGATATTAGGTACACACAGACGATGCGTGTGTGTTCTTGTGTGAAGGTGCGCCGAGCGCACACAATTCATACGACCCTAAAATCCTAGCTGACCCTCCAGCTTTTTTGGATAATTGGATAATTACCCTCGGGTAAACCCTTATGCCCTCTCACAGCCCAGTATCCATGCGGGTTCCAGCATCAGTACCCACTAACTGCAATTATCCAAGCCCCCTCAATCCTGCCTAATTGCTTGGATAATTACCCCATCAACGTACGTATACACAACGTGTGTATACATCAGGAGTCATCATGTCCCAACGTCAACAGCTAATGTATGTATACATCAACGAGGACCTTGAAGAGGGCGAGCCGTTCATCTTCGAGGCTGACATGGGAACCAACCCCTTGGAGTCAGACGACCCAGAGGTGGCCTATCACGAATACTTGGCTGAGCGATTCAGTCGGTAACGTACGTATACATACCTAACATCGGGGCTACGCATACACACAGAGTGTGTGCATCAGCTTGGGGGTGGCATCCCCTTAACCCATCAATCAGCCTACGCACCATCACCTCCCCCTCCCATCAACCAACATGGAGAATCCCATGACACTATCGCAAGAAACCCTGAATCAGGTACTCATCATGCTTGTGAATTTTGAGCATGGCAAGCAAGACCTGTCACGCGAGCAACTTCATGCTTGTATGTCTGTTGCTCAAGTGGCTGAGGCACCTCAGTACATCACAGAATACTTTGCTCGAAAAGTAATTTCAGCTGTTAACTAACCAACATGGAGAACATCATGACCGACGAAGAATTGGATAGCTTGCTCGACAGCTACATGAGAGCGACAGACGAAGATGCCGCCGACGAGATGTTGGCCCAACTCATGGGCGAATACACTGCACGCGGCTTGCTCATCCGCACAACCAAGGGGTAATCCGTGCAAACACCACTCACCATTCGCATCGAGCTGAAAGACCAGTATGGCAAGCAAGTTGCATATCCCGTGTGCGATAACGCCAAGTCATTTGCAGACATTGCAGGCACCAAGGTGCTCACCGACATGACCCTGATGCGGATAGCCGCACTTGGGTACACCATCATCACAACCCAACGTGAATGGAGGAAACCATGAAACAACGCAAACGCAAGAAACTCATCCTCAAGCGCATGGACAATCCGTCATGGGAGTACTTCATACAGAGCACGACCATGTACAGGACAAGGAAGATCAAACCCTGCAAGTCCTACTCGCACTGGTGCAGTGACTGCAACGCAGTCCTGTTCAGAGACCTGCATGGGCGATTCCCTCACACCATGCAAGAGTTCAACGAGTTCGAGGGTAAACAACAGGAGAGTGAGCCATGACAACCATAACCGTTGAGGTAGACGTCGACCTGTCCGAGTTCGAGGACAGCGCCATCGAAGCCGAGTACAACGAGCGAGGGCTTGGCGACCAGCCCAGCGAGTCAGAAGACCGTGAGGAACTCATGGCCATACGCCAGCTCGTGCTTACACACAAATCCAAGGAGGCATACAAGCGCATGTACGAATACATCCGCAACAGACTGGGAACAGCGATATGAAAACGCCAGAGCCGACCAAGATGGATGCGGACTATTACCCACGCATCAAGCACGACGGACGTTGGTATCTCATCGTGCCGGAAATCAGTTTCCACGATGGGTGTGCGTTCCACTGCCCAGATATCGAGAGTGACTGCAAGCTCATCAAGATCGGTGATGCCGATGATGTGCCCCTGTTCAAGCGGCACGACTGCGGGGACCAAGGCACCATCTTCGTCACACCGGCCAAGTTCCCTGAGTACCGAGCCCACCTCGTGGCCGAGAGGCTAGAGGGTAAGCCATGAACGGCGGCAAGACAGGCGCACCACCGGGGCTACTGCAAGACGACAGCCGCAAGCTACACAAATGGTTCGCTAGTCGCTTGGATGCAAGACAAGTAATCCGTAACAACTTTGGAGACCCCATGACCAGACACACATCACACGGCAGCATCCCGTCCGTATGGCAGGACGACGGGTTCGGGACACTGCACCGCATCACATTTCAACAACTGATTGCCCGTATCGAATCGGGTTGGAGAGAACTATGATTACACACAGAGCCGCACGAATCGCCGTACTGGTATTCCTCATTGGCGTCCTGCTCATGGACTTGCTGGTATGGAGGCCGGGATGAGATGGGATGACACATACAAAGGCAGTCACGGGTTTTTCAAGTGGCACGATCTGCTGGCTGGCGATGGCACTGACAAAGACGCGTTGCTTGGGTACATCAGGGAAGACCTCACCAAAGGTGATTTCATGGCAGTTATCAACGAGGGTCTTAGCACACAGGCGAAGTTCAACAACCTCGAAGATGCCAAGGCACACATCGTCACCTACTACGTCACACAGAAACTGGAGGGCACATGAACTTCATATGGGAGCCGGGCTCAATGGTGCAGATAACACGCTACCACAGATGCCACTTGGCCAATTCCATACGAGTCCACATGAAGGGCTGGAATGGCAGCAAGCAGTCCGTAGTAGTCAACCAAGTGGGCTACATCAAAGTCACAGAACATGGCACCTTCCATGCAAACGTGTATGGCAGCATATCCAAACAACCGCCAGCATCGTTCGACACCTTGGACGAGGCCAAGCAGTACGTAGAAGCCCACGCCACCACAGGGCTGGTGCTCAAGAAGTTACACGCTGACGTGTGACTGTGTAAGGTTTGTGTAAGACGACCTGCATACATTACCAATTTCGGCTACCCCATCGTTCAAGCGTCACGCATGGGGGCAGGCATCCAGACGCTCCATAACTATCTCAACACACAAGGAATCATCATGCGTTACAGCAATATCAAAACATCTGTTCTTGAACAGTTCCGTGTCGATGGCGGCAATGCCGTCGTGCCATTCATCCTCGGCGCTCCCGGTGGTGGCAAGTCAGCATGTGCCCGTGAGGTTATCTCTGAGCTTGGCATCGAGTCCGACAAGATCGTGGAGTTCACTGCATCCCTGCGTGACCCTGTTGACGTGCTGGGTGTGCCTGACAACACTGGCGAGTACACACGCTGGGTTCCACCCCAAGAGTTCTACAACCTGCGCCAAGGTGTCGGACGTGCAGCACTCATTCTGGAGGAGCTGTCCGATGCGCCTGTCCCCATGCAGAACGCACTGTGCGGTGTTATCTACGACCGTCGTGCTGGCAACCTCATGCTGTCTGACGAGCTGTTCATCATCGCCACTGGCAACCGCACCGAAGACAAGTCTGGTGCCAACCGCATCACATCCAAGCTGGCCAACCGTACACGGCGCTTCGACTTCCAAGAGACTATCGAGGACTGGACTGCATGGGCGCTCGACAAGGATATCGACCCTGTGTTGATTCAGTTCCTTCGCTTCCGTCCCGGTCTGCTGTCTGACTTCGATGCCAACCGCTTCGCCAATCCAACGCCTCGTTCATGGGAGCGTGTCAACCTCATCCCTGACAGCCTCGACAAGGGTCTGTTCTTCGACAACTGCGCCGGTGAGGTGGGCGAGGGCGCTGCTGCTGAGTACACTGGCTTCAAGCGTATCTACGAGTCACTGCCTGATATCGACGGTATCTTGCTTGACCCTGCGGGCTCTGACGTACCCCAAGACCCTGCGACTCTGTACGCCTTGACCGGTGCGCTGGCTCGTAAGTCCACCAAGGACAACTTCGACCGTGTGTCTAAGTACCTGTCCCGCCTGTCTCCTGAGTTCAACGTCATGTGTACCAAGGACGCGATCAAGTTGCAGCCTACGATCAAGCACACACGTAGCTTCGTCGAGTGGGCATCCAAGAACGCAGAAGTCTTGATGTAATCCATGGCCTTGACCTTCACCAACTACCGTTGGGAGAAACCCGGTCGCAAGGGTGACCGGTACTACTACAAGCGCGACGTTCAGACTATCTGGAGAACCGGAGGGGCTAGCGAACGGCAAGAGCAAGTAGTAGCTACCGTCACCTACGACGACAACCACAAGTCACCGCACTGGGGCAAGTGGCACGTCAACATCCACCCCCTGAGTCCTGAGCTCAACGCCCTGCGCGTGTCGGATATACCCAAGTTCAGCAGCAAGGACGACGCCATCGCATGGGTGACAGCCATGGTGAGGCTAAGCCTATGAAGATCGACAGACTCAACTGGCGGACCGACAACGACGGCGAGACGTGGATATTGGGTGGGCGGGTAATCGACCAGAACACCGGGCCGCTGGAAATACGACGCAAGCTGTTTGAAATCCAGTACCTAGGGCGCGGTCGGGGCGGAGGCCCCCAGCGGTGGAAGGTCTACGACCGCCGCTACTGGATAGACGACCCGCAAGACATACCCGAGTTCAAGCACGTCCATGAGGCCAAGGCTTGGGTCGAGGCTGTAGTTAGGTTAGACCCATGAGATACGTATGGGAGACCGAGCTGATGCCCGAAAAGTATCTACCGAACGACCAAGTCGAATGGAAGGTACAGCACCACCTCAAGAAGGTCTGGGACAAAGACCCGCTCGAGAATCGTTTCGACAAACCAATGCTCGGCCAATGGAAAGTCACTGTTGCTTGGGTCACCAAGATCGGCGACCGCAAGTGGGACTGCCAATTCGTCAATCACGACGGGAGCCGGACGTTCCGCTCCCTGAAAGCAGCCAAGGCATACGCCGTGGCAATCACCACACTGGAGAACTAACATGACACCTACAAAACTCTCGGACAAGGTAGTTCTTGTCAAGCTGACTATTCGTCGCGCAGCACTCACCAAGCGTGACGCTGTGCTTACGGCTAACTTACAAGCGCAGGAGAAAGACAACAGCCTCACTGTGCTGACCAAGCTGTTCAAGGACAAAGACTCAGCGATCAACCAGATCATGGCCAAGTACGGCGAGGTCTACCAGTACCACAAGAAGCACACGCTGCCTTACATGGATGCTGGCCCACGCATTCTCCCCAACGATATGTACATGGAGTACACGCAGGAGATGAAGCACCGCATCGCTCAGGTGGACAACCTGCTCGACACTTACATGCCCATGTATGACCAGCTAGTGTTGGACGATGTGATGTACCGCAACAGCGGCCATGCAGCCGGACGTGCCAACGTAACCGAGTACCCCAACGCCGATGACTTCCGTATGTCCATGTCTGCCGAGTTGCGCTTCCAGCCCATGCCTGACGCCTCGCACTTCCTGTTCGACCTCAGTGAAGACGACGTTGCATCGTTCAAACGTGCCGAGGAAGAAGCCGCGCAAGCTGCCAACGCTGACACCATACAGCGCATGCTCAAGCCCATACAAGCACTGGTGACTAAGCTGGGCGAGTACCAAGGCCTCAAGGGTGAACGCTTCCACAACAGCCTCGTTGAGAACGTCATCGACGGATGCACACTGGCTCGCAAGCTGGCAATCAACCCGACACCTGAGCTGCTGGCAGATATCACTGAGCTGGAGGATGCAGTGCAGGGTTACCTCAAGGATGTGGAGATGATCAAGGGCTCCGCCAACAAGCGTGTCGAGGCTAAGAAGAAGCTGCAAGACGTGGCGTCAAAGATGGCGATGTTCTCATGAAAACATCAGAACTGACAGGCAAAGCCCTTAATTGGGCGGTGCATCAAGCACGGTTTGAAGGGGCTTGCCATGACGAGCCGTTCCCCAGTTACTCAACCGACTGGGCACAAGGTGGGCCGATCATTGAGCGTGAGGGTATCAGCATTGTTCAACAAGGTGACGCCGCCGACTGGGTTGCATCGGTTTACAACCACAACCAAGACGACTGGCACTTGCACACCGCAGGCCCCACACCCCTGATCGCCGCCATGCGGTGCTACGTTGCATCCAAGCTGGGTGATGAAGTGGAGGTACCTGATGAACTTCTCTGAACTCGAATACGTACTCATGGTCGCAGTGGCTGTGCTGCTGTGGCGTAACGCATCCGTAAAGATGTGGGCCGAGCGTGAAGAACGCAGAGCCAACAAGTATTCACGCTGGCTGATAGGCGTGTATGAAAAGAAAGGAAAGATTGTGCAGAAAGACGATGGATACTTTTTTGAGGAGATGAAATGAAAGAGCAAATGAACAACAACGCACGAGGGCGTATCACTGGTATGGCTGGTACGGAGACAACCGTTACGCTGCACCCACAGCGACTGGGTGTGAGGATGCGTAACAAAATCATCCGCATGATGGAAGCTCGCGCCATCGAGGGTGGCTGGTCGTCCAAGTCAAGGCAGATAGCGCAAGCACTGGCTGCCAAGCACCACCTTCAGTGCAGCGTCAACAACTGGAATGGGGTACGCGTTATTGGCCTCTCTGAGGCAGCCGCACCTAGCGTTGCAGAGATTGTGCATGCGGACTGGACTGCATGGCTTCTTGAGAACCCGGAGTACAACAAGGGGTACTACAGTGGTCAGCACACTCAGGCTATGCAGAGCATCAGCAGCCTCGACTCCAATTTCTACATCACCATGCACGACAAGGAGTCAATCCGTAAGGTTATAGAAATATTGGCCGAGCACACTACACAGGAGCTCAAAGACAAATCAAAGCAAGTAGCCGACATGCTCAGAGGCACTGAGCCAATCGAAATCATCACTTTTCAGGAGTAATCATGGCAGTCACAACACTCGACCGCGCTAAGGTATCAATCGTTACCCAGCATCCGTTCTTCGCATCTATCCTCATGAAGCGCAAGCTCATCGAGGACAACACCATCCCCACTGCTGCTGTCGATCAGCGCGGCCAGATTTACTACAACAAGGCCTTCGTCGAGAAGCTGTCTGTTGACGAGCTTGTGTTCCTGCTGTGTCACGAGGTCGGCCATGTCATCGGTCAGCATGCACTGCGCCGTGGTGCGCGTAACGCCAAGAAGTGGAACGTCGCTGGCGACGCATGGATTAACGACATGCTCAAGGACGCAGGCATCGGCCAGCAGATCGAGGGCTGTGTCAATATGCCCGGCTCCAAGGACGAGACAGTAGACGTCATCTACAACAAGCTGCCCGACCAGCCGCCCGGTGGTGGCGGTGGCCCCGGTGGTATCGGTGACGACCTGATCGAGCGCGGCTCACCACTCACTTCTGAGGAGGCTGACCGCATCGACGCTGAGACTCGCGTAGAGATCGCACAAGCAGCCCAAGCAGCCAAGGCTCAGGGCAAGATGCCCGGTGGTCTGGCCAAGATCGTCGCTGACCTCATCGACGTGCAGACTCCATGGCACGATATCCTCGAGCGTTACATGACCTCGTTCACTCGCGGTGACTACACATGGTCACGCCCTAACCGGCGCTTCGCCAACTGCTACCTGCCAAGCACAGGCAAGACCGCCGAGATGGGTGAGGTTGTCATCCAAGTCGACGTGTCCGGCTCCATCAGCAAGGTCGAGCTCGACCACTACAACGGCCACTTGCAGCGCATCGTGTCGCAGTGCAACCCATCCCGTGTCCATGTCTTGTATGTCGACACTGCGGTAGCCAAGCACGAGGTGTTCGAGCAGGGCGAGGAGGTGGCGCTGACGTTCTACTGTGGCGGCGGCACTGACATGGAAGAGGGCTTCAACTACATCGCCAAGGAAGGTATCAAGCCCGAGGTGTTCGTGTGCCTGACCGACGGTTACACCGACTTCAACGAGGCCAACGCGCCTGACTACCCAGTCGTGTGGTGTATCTCTAGTGACATTCGTGCCCCGTACGGCGACAATATCCCTTTTACCTTGGAGCAACCATGAACGCCAAAGACCAACTCGACTCTCTTATCGACGCATACAACGACATCTTCAAGCAGTGCTACGACGCACTAGCTGCCGATGCACCACAAGAAACACGCGATGCTCTCAGAACAGCAATCCAAGAGTTCCTCGGAACATCCGATACAGAAGAGTGAACGCATCCGCGTAGAGCGGAGCAACACCGTTGGCGTGCAGGTAGTGCGCAACCAGCAAGGCTGGCACGTCAACGTATCCATCAACAAGGTGCCGCATACACACCACGGCCCTTTCAAAGAACCAATAACGCTCACAGAAGCAATGGTCTACGTCTCAACACTAATCAAACTTGAAGAAGGAATCTAATCATGGCAACAGTTGGCATCACCAAAGAACTTATCAATCGCGTCAAGACTAAGATCGACGGCATGCGCAAGGCAGAGCGAGCAAACGACCTGCCGGACATTGACAAGAACTACAGCATCGACGCAAGCAAGCTTTACAACATCGGCTGCTGGGGCGCAGACCACGTCTACCTTCTCGAGTCTATCCCCAAAGATTGGCTGACCAAGTCTCCCGACGCAAACATCATTATCCATGGCTGGACTGACGAAGGCAGATCGCTCAAGACTAGCGTGCGCTTCAACAACATGGCGTTCGCATACCAGCGTCCAAAGGACAACTACTACAACAGGCCTGACTCCGAGCTGACGGTCGATCAGGTGCGTGCGTTCCCCGAGGAGACTCCGGGCCGCGCCGAGCTGCTGCAACGCTGGGACGACGCCCTCGTTGAGATGGCCATCAACGCACGGTGGGCTAAGGTAGAGGCAGACATTACCGAGTTCCTTCAGAAGTGCAAGACACTTAACGAGGCGGTCAAGCTGTTTCCCGGTGTGCGTATGTACATCCACTACGAAGACATCGAGCGCCTTGATCGCAAGCTCGAGCGCCCCACACAGCGTGCCAAGATCGTTGAAGACATGGACACCGAGGGACTTACAGCTGCAGCCATTGCAGCTAAGTTGGCAGCGGCATCATGAGCCTGTCCGAGCAGATAGCCGAGCTCGAAGAAGAGCTCTACGACTACCAGAACAGAGCCAGCCAGTTAAGCAACGACCTGAACGAAGCCGAAAACAGAATCGAAGACCTCGAGTATGACTGTGAGGAGATGGGCAAGTTCATCGAGTACGTCGACGCCACCCACCCTGAGCTTCGTGTCGCGTACGAAGCAGCCATGATTTTGAAAGGAGACACACCATGAAGAAGACACTACCAACCATTCCCGTGGGCCACCCCGACTACAAGTGGACGTCAGGCGCTGACGTGCAGGCTACATGGAGACGCTTCGGCTGGACGCCGCCATTCGGCAACAAGTACGAGCCCATACCTCCTAAGGAGGTAGAGGTTGTGCAAGCCACACGTAAGTATTGGAGAGTCAAATGACACCCATGGAAAGATTCAACGCACTGACCGCAAGACAGCGCGACGAGATACTCGACAAGCATCGCCATTGGAACGTCGATCATACGGAATGGCACGACTGCGTCTACCACGACTTCAAGCGTGACATGGGCGCTATCGGTATCGACGTTGACAGGATGTACTTCAGCGGCTTCTCATCGCAAGGTGACGGTGCATGCTTCGAGGGTAGTGTCGACGACTGGCCCAAGTTCTTAGAGTCGGTGGGGTACACGTGCCCAGCACTCACTGCACTGGCGGCAGAGTCGTGGAGTTTGAGCGTCGTCCAACGGGGCCACTACTACCATGAGAACTGCACGTCGTTCACCTCTGACATGGTGAGCCCGGATGACTACAGCGAGTCCGAGATGGACGAGTTCGTGTACGCCCATAGTCCGTACAAAACAGACATTCAGAACGCAGCGTTCGTGGCCATCCTCAAAGGATACAACTTCGGCGCACTGGAAGACGAGTTCGAGGAGGCCTTCAAGAGCCACATGCGTGACCTGTACAACAGACTAGAAGTTGAGTACGACGCGCTGACCTCAGATGAGTCCGTACTAGAAGCCCTGCATGCCAACGACATGCTTGATGAAATCATTGATGAACTGGAGAATGAATATGCCTGACTTGAGATCAGAATTGCAAAAGCTTGCAGACCTTAAATTTGACGACGATGGAGACACCGTGACAGAACCAACAGCATCCAACTTGGGCGTATCAGAGACGTTCTTCAACATCATCAGGGACAACCCCGGCAGTACAAGAGCAGCGTTGGTTACGCTTGCACGCAATGCTGGTATCAAAGACGCGTCGTCGTCATCGCTGGTTGTGCAGTTCGTGAAGCGGGGCATCATCAGAGCCGAGAAGAATGGCAGTGTGTCGACCTACAAAACTGTAGGCAATCACTACGTAAAAGGGTACGTAGCCAGAGACAAAGCTAAAAAAGCCAAGCCTGTTGCCAAGGCGACACCGGAGCCAGCACCAGCGCCTGATAATCCTGTACGTGTCATAGGGACTGTGCCTGAGCTGATGAACGCGCTGTCTATCGTGCAAGCCCGTGAGCTGTACGACGCACTCAAGAAAATCTTCGGAGCCTGAGCATGTACCTCACACAACTACCAATTCCCGTCGAGAAAGGCTACAGCGAGGACGACACGCTCAACATCCGCAAGCTACAAGAGTTCTGCATGGTGGCCAACAGCAACTTCAGCTTGATTCAGGGCGAAATCAACGTAATGAGAATCGAGCTGGCCACAGAACGACACACCAACAAACAACTCACCCAGCTCCTCAACTGGATCGCAGTCACCAACCCACAAATCCTCGATGAATTCCAAACCACCGCGCATGCCTTTGACAAGCTCGTTCCAAGAGAGCCCGGCGAGTTCGCGGGCCCGCAGTCAGCCGCTTAAGCACTGTGACAAGTGTGGCAGCGACTCTGAACCTCTAGGCGGTGTGCAGATGCGGGACAAGTGGTATTGCTCTAAGTGCTGGATTAAATTCTCGAATCGGAAGTGACATGCGTAAACGCAGTAAATACAAACCAAGACCTGTGCTGCTTAACCCAGTGGGGTATGTCATGGAAGGCTTGTCGCCAGTGCGCTCGCACGTGTCGTTCATGGTTGACCTGAAGATCAAGAATCATGCAGCACTGGACTCACTGACCAAGGGCGTGGCAACACGAACTGACATCGACACGCTCATATCCATGGGCAACATCACAGAAGCCTTCGCACGTATGGGGTTCGGCAATGACTACAGCGATGTGGTCAAGCAAGGGCTGCTGGCTATTCGTGCTGTCGGTGCGCGTGGCATTGGGAGCGGGCGGTTTATTCTGAAGGCTGCTGAGATGACTGCGATCAACGAGTTCATGGAACTGCATGACGCACAGATGGAGGTGGTGACTCTGAGAGATATGGACGAAGCCATTGCGCTCGTCAGCGAAGAGTTCCGCTTGAAGAAGATGACACCTATCTTGGAGAAAAAATGAACGATTGCAAACACAAATGGGAAGAAGTTCCCAGCCAACCGATTTACAAGTGCGCCCGATGCGGCGCATTCATGAGGATTATCAAATGAGCAACACGAACACAGGTGGGCAGGCATTTCCGTCAGGTCTGATTGACCCATCAACCCCAGAGGATGCAGTGCAGCCGTTGCACAACGGCATGACCCTGCGCGACTACCTTGCAGGTCAAGCGCTTGCTTCTGTTAACTTGGGCATCGGAGTAACAGACGACTTCTATTCTCGGACTGCAAAGCACTGCTATGCACTCGCTGATGCCATGCTGAAAGCGAGGGAGGCATGAACGACGAAGAAGACAAACCGACCCCTGCTGATGGGCAACTGGTGTGGGCCTTGGTGGCCTTCATCACGTTGATGCTTGGCCTGTTGACATTGAGGAGTTGTTTATGAACCTTGCAAATAACTACGTCGCCGTGGGCGCATCACATGAGAAAGACTGCGTGCCTTGCGTAGTCGTGACGACGAGTAGCGGCGTTTTTATCCAACTGCCGGAGGACGCGGCACGCAAGTTGGCTGATGACATCCTGCGTAATGCCAACTACCTGTGGCCGATGGATGAGGAGAACACATGACCGAAGACAAAGCATTGGACTTGGCGCTGGAGGCGTTGGAGTGGAACATGGACTATCTACCATCGCAAGGTCGCGGCACCTCAATGGCTCGCGACGCCATCACCGCCATCAAGCAAGCCCTTGCAGCACCCACTGTGCAAGAGCCTGTGGCGTTTGAAGTTGGCCTTGTCGAATGGGTCGGCAACAAGCTGATGGCTACACCGAAAACCACAACCACCCCACCCGCATCATGGATGGAAATGGTCACGGCAAATTTGGTCCGTGAAGGCGTCAACAAGCACAAGGCCCGCGAGCTGGCAGAGCATTTTTACAGCCTCAAGGAGAAGCCATGAAGATCGAAGAAGCAGTGCAAGTATTCAAAGCACTGTTGCAAGGCCCCCACAGTAGGCTTGATCTGGCGCGTAAAGCACAGTGCAACCCCAAGATTGTTGGTAAGCTTCTTGCCGAGATGAAAGCCCAAGAGCTGATCTACGTTGTTGACTACTCGAACAACATTGACGGGCGCAACCGCGTCAAGATTTACGCGCTTGGTCAGGGTGAAGACGCACAGCCAAAGAGCTCACAGTCTCAAGAAGAGCGTAGCCGCAGGAGCTACGTGCGCAAGGTTACGGCAGCAAAGCAAACAACCATCAAGACCACATTCGCTGGCGGCAAAGGACTATGGCAATGACCGAGCACAAACTAACGCACGACCGCTTCGCTGTGGTCGATGTCAACAACCACTGGCTTGATGCCAAAGAATATCCACCGCCGCTGAGTGCGAAGATGCTGATGATCGACAAAAGCTTAGGCGTTGCAGTGCTTGGTACATGGCGCGACTCAGACGGCTGGACACACTGGGCACCACTGCCTACGTTTAAAAGGCCATGAAGTGCCCTGTGTGCGGCACATACACCGAAGTCATCGACAGTCGCATGAGGCCAGACGGAACCCGGCGAAGGCGCTACCAGTGCGCCAACGAACACAGATTCACCACCAACGAAATAGTTATCTCAACCCAACCAAAGGAAAAACATGACAAACCCATTAGACGAACAAATTGACGGCAACCACTACAAACAGATGAAGATACAGCCAGTCGAGTTCATCCATGCCAACGGCATCCCATACCTCGAGGGCAACGTCATCAAGTACGTCAGTCGCTGGCGCAGCAAGAACGGCGTAGCCGACCTCAAGAAGGCCAAGCACTACATCGAGCTGTTGATAGAGCTGGAGGGTCGCAATGTTTAAAGACCTGATGCACAACATACTTGGCAACAGTATTACTACTGCAGGCTACCCTAGCCAAATTAGTTCTGTCTTTCAAAACGCAATGATCAAGCAAGAACAAGTGCCAAAATCCAGAAAGCTATTTCATGGCACTGTCGAAGTGCTGCAAGTGGCCAACGGCTACATCGTCAACATCGGACGCAAAGAAGGCTACGAGTACGAGACGTACATAGCCGAGACCATCACTGACGTGAACGAGCGCATCGCCGCCGCCATCGTCGCATTCCAACTGGAGAGTTAAATGAGCGTCAAACAATGGCTGCGTAACTGGCTTATGTCAGACGAACGTAAGGTAAATCAAATAGGATACCCAGACCAACCTCTAGCTGTCAGCGCCAGCAGACTAGACCCCATAGGTGATGAGACGGCACAGTCTACATTCTCTGTCATCAAAGCCGCGAACGGTCGCATCATCAAGGTGTCGACGTACAAGCCGCAAAGTCGCGGCCCTGACTGGGCGCACGAACTCTACATCGTCAAGGATGATGAGAAAATCCCGGACGTGATTGCAAGAATCATGGCCATCAAAGCATTGGAGAGTTAAATGAGCACAGATCAGATCGAACTGTGGCACAGACGTGCCAGACCTAAGCCAACAGAAGCAGACTTCAACGTGCAGCTTGGCTGCCATCTCGAGGAGGTGGTTGAGATGTTTGACACGTTGGACTTCACCAACGAAGAGGGCATAGAGTACGAAGTGCGTGCTACGCGTGTGGCGCTTAACGCGCTGGCACGCATGCTTAAAAACGGAGAACTGCTGGCCAACATCACAGACCGCAAAGAGTTCCTTGACTCACTGGCCGATCAGGTCGTTACAGCCGTTGGCGCTGGGTACTGCGCTGGCATGAAGACTGCTGATGCGGTGGCTGCTGTGAACCGTAGCAATTACAGCAAGTTCGACAAGAACGGCTACCCCATTTTCAACGAGCAGGGCAAGATCGCCAAGGGGGCTGACTACGCACCACCAGACTTGGAAGGTCTGTACTGATGTCCAGCAACATTGTCTTCGGCAACAGCATCCAACCCGCCATGACGTTGTCAGCCAACGGCAACCTTGGCATTGGCACAGCTAAGCAAAGCGCCACAATCACGCTTAACGACGGCATCGAGTCCGCCACCTTGACTGCCACCATGATCAAAAGCTTGCAAGAGTTCAAAGGCTTTCTCGATTACGCAGAGAGCTGCGACTCAGAAGTTGGCACCCTATGGCGGGCGTACAAGATCGCAAACAAACTGGAAAACTGATGACCCCCATCTACATTGACTTTGAGTCGTTCTGGAGCACCGAGCACACGCTCAGCCGCATGTCTCCAACCGAGTACGTGATGCACCCCGACACTGAGATCATCTCTG